ACCCCAGTGCCAGCGCAGGAGCCGTGTACGCGCCCGCCATTGGCCCCAGACTCAACGTGATAACAGTCCCCGGTCCACCTGAAGTGATCAGATCGGACATGCGCGCGATACCCGAGACCTTATCCGGATCGCCCGCTGGCCAACCAGAAACGTATGGCATTGTGCAGTCGCCCTCGTCGAACGCGACGCGAACGATCGTCCCCTCGTCAGGAGTGGACACGGCACTGGCAATTCCAGCGACTTGAGAGACAGGCAGCACGTCCGGGAGACCCGAAATCGGACGCACCGCCTGAAGTTGCAACCGCTTATCCGAATCGACCGAAACGACTCGATAGCGATAAGTGCCGTAGAGTCGCTTTGACTCTCGTTGCTGCAACAGGGCAGCAACGGCACGGCCTAGGCGCGACTGTGACGACTCGTCACCACCAGTCCACGCGAACACGCGGCACTTGCCCGCACCAGTCTCCTTGTCGACCTCGACCGTCAGTCGCATTTCACGGACCGTTTGCGGCTCAGTGAGTCGGTCTGTGAGAATCGCTCCCACCCACAGACTCGCCGGATCATCGACCGCCAACTCAGCCTTCCGAGTCAGCGGCGAATAGTTGAGCAGGTTATACGAACCCGCGGTCGGTTCAAAAGTCGTGCGCTGCCCCGCCTGCGTGACGCCCTGCGCGTCCACCCACCAGACGCGACCATCGCCAAGGGCCTGCTCGAGAACGCTGCTTGCCGTGGCAATGCGGCGGATGAAGTGGGTTTCTAGCGTGGGCTCGACCGGATCGAAAGACCCCAAGGTCTCACCGGCAATCCGCGCCGCGTCCAGCGCCACCGCTTCGGCACTGACCCCAGCGTCATCCGCGTAGTCCTGCGGCTCGCACAGTGTGCCCCACCCGCCAGCCCCGCCCACGATACGCAGGGAGCGCGCCAGGGCAAAGGAGCCCGTATACGACGGCAGCACGGTGCCGTGGAGCTCAAGCGAACCGAGACGCACCACGACAGCGCCCGACAGGTCGTCCGTCGTATCATCGAGCACCGCGTCGACGAACCATGCCCCACCCCAAGGAACGAACAATTCAAGCCGCGTGCAGTGCTTGCCACCGATCGAAACGAAGAAGTCAGTCATCGGGGAGCCCCCGGAGCGCTAGGTGCGAGCTTTCCCACTTGGCCAGGGTCAAGCAGTTGATCGGTCAAATCTTTGATGCGCTTGTCGAGCGGGTCGAGCGGGCTATCTTGCGAGGCCTCAAGCTTCGCAGACGCCGCACGAGGCTTAGTCACTATCTGCACGAACTCGATGGGCACAATGTAAACGCCCTTGGTACCCGCCGGCTCCTCTTGGGGTTCGTTCTCCACCATGCACGACGTAATGCCGAGCGGCACTAGCTGCGGGTGCCAAATCGTCATTGCCAGTGCTGGATCGTAGTTCGTACTCGACGCACTATTGACCGCACCGCGACGCGGTACCGTGTTGATCAAGACTCGCCACGTCTGCCAGTCTTCCCAGTCCTGAACGGTGGCAAGAATCAAGTTGGTCTTGAAGTGCGCGAGCTTGCGACCAAAGAACACAACGAACGCAAAGTCAATCCCGTAGCCGCGGCGCTCATCAATTGCGCGAGCGATAGAGGCGCCCACCGGTCCGACACACACGCCCGGGCTCCAGTTGTTCGCCAGCTTGAACTTGTTCACCGGCGTGCTGATAGGGTTCCAGCTCATGCCGCCGCCCCCTGCTGAATTGTGAGACCCTCGAGTGCTTGCGCAATCAGATCAGTCAGTTCACCGATCGACAACGTGACTTTGTCCGACTTGCTCAAGCCGTGAAGGTGCAGCTGACCGATCGTCGGATGCGCTTGACCGCCACCGGACGAAGCGCGCCCACCTCCACCAAACGCGGGACCACGAGCACCGAAGCCAGCGCCTCCAACATCGAACGTAGCCCGCTGAATGTCGCGAGTCGTCCGCACGAGCTCTGGCTGTCCACGCTTCATGCCGCGACTCTCCCCCTGCGTGAGGTGCAGACCGAAGCGCTCCCATTTCTTTGATGGCGAGTGGATCTGTTGCTCTTGCTTCACAGCGTCGTTGGCGGCTTGCTGTGCTGCGCGCGCGGCCTCTATTAGCGCCGGTTTTCCCTTTTCTATACCCGAGATCATTCCCTCAATGAGCGCAACGCCAGCAGTGGCAGCGTCGCCAGATACGACGCCCTTGGCACGATCTGCAATTCCGGCGAACTGATCCTTGAAGTCAGTTCCCATCAGCTTGCGGATGCCAGCGATCACCGGACCAAATGGCGACACCTGGGCCAGGAGCAGACCCACCGATAGCGCACGCTTGAGCGCGTCTCCCAGCAAAAGCGATGCCTGCACGGTCCGAAGGATTCCGACAGTCAGACCGCTGAAACCACTGATCATCCCCTCAAGCAATTGACCAGCATTACCAAGTCCCAAGCTCTCAAACGAGAGCGCGCCTTTCATCTTCTTGAACTTGATCGCGGCCTCTAGTGCAACGATCGTCACACCCTGAAGGAACCGCTTGATAGTGAACGATCCCTTTTCAGCGCCGGCAAACAACGGCTCAAAAAGCGTACCGAAGATCGCTCGCCACGCCTTCGACGTTTCGGTGCCTTGGTTGAACAGACCGAGCACATTGTGCAGACCGCGCAAGAGCGGTTCGACGTTCAGACCTGTTAACAGCTGAGAGAAACCGTACCGGGCTTTTGCAATCTGCACCGGGAGCGCGAGCATCTGCTTTTGGACGATCAGTCCAAACTTGGACTTCATGATCGCCGCGGCGCCGGTGACACTGCGGCCGAACATGGCAGCACCCGCCACCATGTTGATTCCCATCTGCCGCCCCTCGTCACCCGCGGCAGCCTCGCCCAAAGCCACAGCCTCGAGCGACTGCTCGAGCGCATTGCCACGTAGGCCGAAGCGATAGAGTTCGGCATTGAGTGCGACGACTCGCTCGCGTGTGATTGGGACCGCGTTCGAAACGTCGTCGATTGCAGATTGCATTTGCGCGGCATTGCCCGGCGCGCGTTGCATGATGCCGAAGAAACCGCGCCACACTTTGGTCATGCCCTCGATTGAGAGCTTCTCTGAGCGGTACGCGTCCGCCGATGACACCGCCATCTTGCCGAGAGTGATCGCGCTCTTTAGGATTGCGTAGTCCAACACACCGAGAACAGCGACCACAGCAAGACAGGCGCCGGCAACTCCGGCCTTGCCCAACGCACCAACCAATCCCTGTGCTCGAGTGGCTAGTCCAGCGACAGGGCCACCAGCAATCGAGGCACCGGACGCGAGCGCCGAAAGTCCCTTCGTTGCCCCTTTCGCAGCCGCTCCGGTTTTCTTCATGCCCTCAGTTGCAACACCGAGCCCGCCCTTCATTCCGAGCAGCGCGGCCTGATTCTGACCGATGGCTTTCTTTTGCTCGAGGATGCGATTCTTTAGATCGATCCCCATCTTCGTCGTCTGAACGCCACCGATCTTCAAGCCTCGGTAGGCAATTTGCATCTTGCCCAGAGCGACTAGTTCCCGGTCGAGTTCACCGCGCAGCTTTTCGATCGTCTTGGCCTGAGCTTGCGTTTCAGGAACGCCCTCAGCCTTCAGCTCAGTAACGAATACTGCGCGGTTCTCGTCAGCCATGCAGAGCCCCCACAGCAGACGCCAGGCCTTGCATGCCTTCAGCGACCTTATGCAGTGATTGGATTGCGTCTGCCACGATTAGAGCTCCTACCTGTTGCCGAACCCAGCGCTCATCTTCTAACGACGGCTCGATGCCGAAGAATTCGAGCAGGTATTCGGCTGCTACCGCTGGGTTATCAAACGCGTCCTGACGAGCCTCCGCTATTTTCCCAACAGGTTAGATTGGTCCACCGCAACGAGCAGACTCGCAGCGTTGATCACAGCGTCGCGAGCGTTGGGGAAATCCAGGTATATCTTCTCAGCTTCAACCGCCGTCGGGTACTCAACTGCCACCGCGCTGAATTCCGACTGCAGCTCTTCGGTCAAGTTGCGATTCGACGTTGCGGTCGAGATCTTGTTGTACACGACTGCTGGCGCCTTCTTCACTGCGATGAAACGCCCGTCAGGAAGGAACACAACGGCGAGGTTGATACCGAGCGTCTTACCCGTGCTCTCCTCAATCTCGCCCAGTTTGATCTCGCTGTCGATGCGCGTTTCCTTCACAGCTGCGTCATATGCCGAAACCTTGTCCGCTCGCTTCTTCTTGATCTCTGCCAGTTGCTCTTGCTTGGTCATCGGGGTCTCCTTTGCTCACACACGTGTCTATCAGCCGCCCTCTTCGCTTGAGTCGTAGAGGGTGAATCCGTTCACCTTCTTACGAAGGCACTGGAAGCCAATCTCTTCGTAGAGACCAGCTGGGCCGCGTTCCCACTGCCCTGAGGGTCCTTTGACGGTAACGTCCTCCCACTCGTAGAACGCTTGCAATGGCCCCTCGACCACTTGCACCGTCCAGTACATGGTGACGTTGCCGTAGCTGCGCTTGTCCGGAGCCGCGCGCCCAAGCATGGTGATGAGCGAGTCGAATCCGGCATTGACGCCAGCCGACGCAGCGTGCTGCAGAAATCGCACCTTGGGCTCGCCCGGGTTGTACTCGCCGGCAGAGTAGCCCATGGGCGCCTGTGCCCGGTTCTGCCCGTAAATCAGCTCTCTTTCACGCTGCTCGTCCCCGGTCTGGAAGTTGTTGAAGCCGAACATTCGTTGGCCACCGCCGCCGAACTCCGGATTGATCTCGATAATGAAGATGATCGATCCCCAGCTCACCAGGTTTGAGTTGAACCGCTGCTTATCCATTTGGTGCACCAATCTGCGAAACCATCGCGACAGTGAGGTTGATGGTCTTCACGTAGATCTTCGTGACGAACTCCGCCTCGACCGTCAGAGGCGGAGCCGTGCCAGTCACTGGATCGATCGACGTGAGGTTGTCGTCGGGCGAGATAGTCGTGAGCTGGTCACTCGCGTAACCCGGGCTCATGATCGCCCCGTTCGCTGCTTTATTCGCGCCCTTCTCGAGTGCGTTACGGTCCGAGTCCCGCATCTTGCCCGTGGCTGAATTCGCGAAGAAGTCAGCACTGAGACGCCGTCGGAAGTACGTGCGCAGCGAGCGAGCAAGCAAGTTGCCCACCTCAAGATGAGGCATCATCGTGACGCCGCTCGACCCGCCACCGTACGCAGTGAACATGCGCGGGTTGTTGACATAGACGCCCGTCTCGTTCTCGTGCGTGCGCAGTACGCCGGCGCGCAAGTCGTCAAGCCCTGGATCGTGCTGCTCGTCGTGGCAATCGGTGTTGCCATTGTCGTCTTCGAGCGTGACGCCCGGAAGTGGCCCGAGCGTGACTTGCGCGATATCCGTTTGCGGGTTGACGCTCGCCTCTCGAGGCGCCACTACGACCACCGGGCTCCACTTGTAGGTGCGACCACTGACCGCCGAAAGAACCTTGCAGTCGAAACCCCAGATTGAGCCGAACTCGAGTGCAATCGAATTCCACTCCGTTTTGAACGCCGCTTGGTATTCTGCATCGGATTCGGCAACGGACACCGTAGGCCCGCCGACAATCGTGCGGCCCTGCATGCGCCACCCGCCCATCCAGCCGCGTTCTTTGCCAGTGAGGAACGCTTGCACGAACGCACTGTCGATGATCTGCGCCAGGCTCGCGGTAACTACGCCGCACACTGCAGCCCACTCCCAAGCGCCCGAGTAACGGAACGCCGCATCGAGAGCCGCTGTGATTGACTCCGCCGTGAACATGGGAGCATTGAGCAGCACTGCCAACTCGGCACCGGGAGCGACGGTCTGTCCCGCACTGCCAAGCGTAACCGAGGCCCCACCAGAATCGGGGAACGTGACCTTGTGAGCCGTTCCCAAGTCCGTCACCTGCGACCAGGTGCGGCCATCGTCGGTCGAGGTCTGGTAGGTGACGCCAGCCGTGCCAAGTGTGCCACCGTCCACACAGCGCCACCGCGCTTGATAGTCACCGTCCGGGTAGGTTGTAGCGTCAACGGTCGCAACCGCCGTGCAGGTCGCTCCCGGATAAAGACTCGTATCCAGCGTGCCGAAGCTGCCAGCCGCAACAACGTTGGCAAACAGGCTAATGATCTCGCTCGCAGCGAGAGTGCCAGCGGCAAGGGATAGGGTCAGGTTCTCGGTATCGCCCAAAGGAACCACGATCGAGTTCGCTGTGCCCAGCGGAGTGAGCGCGCCATAGTTGTCGCCACCGTCCGTAGATACCCGGTAGGTGATCCCCGCTGTGCCAACGGTGCCACCCGAGGCGATCATCACGATCACCTCCGCGTTCTGACTCGTGGCGCTGCCCGTATGTACGGTCACAACACTAGTACCGTGCCCTGTCGTTCGAGTGACGTCAGAGAACGCTGACACGCTCGACGCGTCCACTCGGACGCACACCACCTGCAAGCGGTAGTACTTGATCGCGTAGCAGGCAGCCTCGACAAGAAGACCGCTAGCAAACGTCGAGATGACGTCACTGCCGCGAGTCTTAGCGATGGGCGTTGCAATTGGGCCTGCATCGGCTGGACCGATGATCATCAGCTGTTTGCCGGGCAATGCCTGTATCGACAGCCCGTTTCGACGGAACACATTGACCGACGGAATCATGTATCAGCCTCCACTGTGAAAGGGTTCGTATCGTTGACCGTGACTCTCGCGGTCGGATGAACCTGAACAAACTCCGCCAAATCATCGAACTGATCGACAATCGCGGATTGAACAGTTGCGGGGATTTGGTACTCGACGCCGTTCGGTAGCTGCTGCGAGGGTTTGAGCACCTTCGGCTCACCGAGCTCAACGGGTGAGGTGACCTGGTCGTCGCCGTAGTGGTGACAGGCCAAGTACACGTTGCGCGCCAGTTCGTGCATCAGCGACTCAACGATGTGATCGTTAGCGCGAGCGCTACTGATGCGCGTTTCGTCCCGCCCGTAAACGAACCACTGAAACTTGCGAGGCTGACTGAACAGCGGTCTCGGATAACGTCCAGGCTGCTCGGCATCCTCGAACGCACCGACGGAACCGTCTGCAGCATTCGGCACCAACACAATGCGTCCGTGAGTGCCAACGTTGGTTGCTTTCTGCGGCTCGAGTCGTCCCCACACGACGGTAACCGGAAACTTGACTGGAGCCCACGTAACCAGGTCGGTACCGAGCTGCCAACACGTGTCGAGATTGCCGTCGGTCAGAACAACAACTCGCATGCCGGCAACTTTCGGAAGAGCGTCACGAGCTGCAGTACTGAGCACGCCCGTGAATGCGCCGAGCCAGTCCGTGTACGTGAGCCGTCGAATCTCATCGAACAGACCCTCGAGTGCAAAGGTAGTCACTTGCCCCCCTTGATCTCGTTGAATCGCTTTTGCAGACGCTCACGGATGACACCCTTGAACGGGCCCGGGAGCTTTGAAAATGGAATGATTGAACGACGGAACCCGCCGAGCTTGGCTGAGCCACCTCGGTATCCGCGCGCACTGCCGACATGGTGGCGGACGTCCACGGCATTGTTCAGTGACGTCTCGATGGTCGTGCCCTTCGCTACGTTCGTCACGTGACTCGCTGCATTGATGAGCACCGGCGAACCGTCTTTCCCGGGGCGCCACGCGTGCCCGTACGGATCTACCTGGTTGGCGACGTTCTCCTCGACCTTTTGCTGAAAGCCCTTGGCCACCTCTTGCGAGCAGTCCTCGTTGATCGTCTGGACTTTTTGCAGACGTTCGAGCTCTTCGTCGAGCGCGGCGAATGCGGCGGAGTTGTCAGCCATATCGGCGATTCCCCGCGACTGCATCGTACTGCTTGTGCCGCGATGTGTAAGGGCTCTGCTCTGAGTAGCCAAGTGTTACCGGTGCAACGATGCCGCTTGAGTCATCGTTCGCACTCAGCGGCAAGTCATAGAGGCCCTCTTTCGAGTCGGCGATCTCTTTCAGTGTCTCGTGTACAAATTCGAAATGCTTCTCGACTAGTATCCACTGTTCATCCGATGGCCGAATCCCCAGGGCCATAAAAGCTTCGGGCTCCACGAGCCACGCCGTCAGCTTTCGAATAATGTCCGGGGGATTCGGTACCGGTCGCACGTAGCGCTTGCCGATCCTCGAATCGACCCACCCGCTCGCAGCAGAGCACAGGGCTTGTAGCTTTCCGGGCCACTTCGCTTCTAGCTCCGTTGCGTTTTGCGGGTTGAAAGCGCTGAAGTATGCCAGCGCTTTCTCGTCGGTTTCGAGGTAGTTCGATGACATGGTTGCTCAGGTCACTGTGGCGCGCGGTGCCTCGAATTTATCAATGAACGACGGCTCGCCGATGCCAACGAAGAGTCGTGTCTGACCGATGGCGGCTACTGCATCTTTCTTCGCGAGCTCGTATTGCGGCGAACCGCTACCCGTTGCATCGCCATAGATCTGAACCTGCCACGGCTCACGCATGCCGATGTTGACCGCGCCCAGCTCTGAAGCTGAGTTATCGTCCTCGCACTCAAGGAACCAATCCCATGGCTCGACCGCTACTGTCCCACCCGTGAAGGTTGCAAGGTCCTTTGCAGAATCGAGCTCTTGAAGAACCACGGGACCCTTGAAGCCAAGACGCTTGATAGACCCTTCAATGTCCATCGAGCCGCCACCAGTGGAACCGCTACCCGCATGAGCAGCAATCACCTTGGCATCTAGAATCCGATCGACATACTTTTGCATGCGTTTGCTGCAAACAATAGTCGTCGGATCCATGTAGCGAGGAGTTTCGCCGTCAGCCATAAGCATCGTTGCTTTTTGGGCGATGGCCAGCCAGAGATTGTTCCACCCGTCTTCAATCGACACTTCAGCCGTGGCACTGTATTGCCAGTACCCGCTGCCATCTTTCGCGAATGGTCCACCGAGAGGCAGGAACCCACAATCGGTAGAGGTCGCCTTACCCTTATGATAATTTGAGTATGTACCTAGCCCGGTTGCCTTGTAATTGAACGGGTGCGCGGTGCTGAACAGAGCCTGACCGTCAAAGCACTTCAGTGGGTACGAGTTACCGTTGGTCGTATTGAGTACCAAGGTCGTGCCTTGACGAAGTGCACCGACTGCCAATTCCTGGGGTAGTCTCGCAACCTTTGCCGTTGCCTGTGAGACAGCCTCACTCATCAGGCTGATCCCCTGAATGACATTGCTTCCCGATGCCGTGTCCTTGAACTTGCCTTCAGAAATCTCGATTCCCCACTTGTGAAAGTGGTTGACGAAGATACTTTCAGCCAAGACAAGATCACTCAGATCGACGCCGCCGCCATCGGGGCCCCAATCTCGCAGCTTTTGCGCCTCAAGCAAATGAAAGAAGTGATCTTCTAGGGTGTCACTCTCAAGCACCTTGACGAAGCGCTGATAGTTGAGATTGCTCGCAATCTTCGCGTATGTATTGATCCGCTTGAAGTGGCACGCGGTTCGAATCTTGTTCAGTGTAATCTGTTCTAACATTGTCCGAACCCTTTCAGCTCAGCGCGTCCGCGTATTCGGTTGCAGTGACTCGAACGCCCACGCCGCGTGTTGCATCCACGGCCCAGATTTGCCCGGCAAACGCGCGGTTCGTCCCGCCCGTTACCTTGGTTTTAGTCACCGTGTCACCGTCCACCAGGTAACACTTCGCGAGGAAGTCCGTGGCAATGGCGATATTGCCATCGTTAGCAAACCACTCGAGTTCGATCGGGCGATATAGCTGCACCTGAACAGTCGTATCACCAGCAGTTTGGCTGTAGTCCTCGCACGCAGCGCCAAGCACAAACTCGTTACTTGCGCCGCTCGCAGGACCCGCAGTGTATGTGCCTCGAATGTTGGCGACGGCTTGGCTTTGCCCACCAACGGCACCTGACGCTAGAGCAATCGTCAGGGTGTAGATTGACGAACGATCGCGCAGTCGAGCAGCCATTATTTGCCCCCGCGCAGTGAAGCGACACGCGCTTCGGTTGCGTCAACAATCGCCTTGGCTTGCGCTGGAGAGAGCAAGCCCAGTTCTTTTTTCCCGCCGCCAATGTCAATCAGCCCGGTACTCTTGACGCCAAGATTCAGGGCGCTCAACTCGGCCTCGCTGAAAATGGACAGGTCCGGAGTTTCTGAACTGGAATTAATGTTGATCACCTTTGCTTCGGTGCCCTCAGTGCGACCGCGAGTGCCTGTTGCACCGATTGCCGCAGCGGCCGCAGCTGGATTACCAGCACCCGACAGAGCTTTCCTCACGAGCGACTTAGTTTCCAAGGCGAGCGAATTACTCTTGGCCATTGCGCGATAGAGCTTCGCGTCCTTGCGGCAACGCGTGGCATACTCGCGTTTTGCGCATGCTGTGGCGCGCAATCTTGCAGCGCGTTCAACGTGAGCCTTAGTTTCAGCGAGTGAACTAGCCCGCAGTGCTTTCGCGTCCTCGTCACCGGCGTCATCTTCAGCGCGGCGCGCCTCGTCTTCCGCCTTGCGACCCTCGGAATCTTCCGCGTCAGCTCGCTTACTTTCGTCAGACTCGTCCTCTGCGCTTGTTGCGCGTCGCGAGGTTGCCCGCCGTGCGTCGCTATCATCTTCGGCGCGGCGCCCCTCTGGATTTGGCTCGTCACCGTCGGGCTCTTCGTGGTCCTTCGGTTTTTCTTCTTCGGTTGGCTCTTCTTTCGCGTCGTAGGCCTCTAAAGCCTTCTTCGCGCGCCGACCGTTGTCGGTGTCTTCCGCCGCTTCGTCGAGCAGCATTTTTCTCAAATGAGACATACTACTTCCTTCTGTTTCACCGCTCGATGCGGCATTGCTCACCGATGCTTCGGCAACCATCGCCAACGCATCGACAAATGTTCCAATGGTATCCGCGAGCCCAACGCCAACGGCTTCCTTGCCGTGATAGCTGCGACCTTCGAACGCCTTGATAGTTTCGAATGCGAGTGCTCGTCGTTGTGCAACCCAGTCAATAAACACAGCCGCTTGCAGGGTCACACCCGATCGAACGTTTGCGACTGCCTCTTCAGTGATGGCAACGTTCGGGTTCCCGTCAAGTTTACGGTCACCACTCGCAACCATCTCGACGTCTATGCCCATACTTCGAATGAGGCGCGCTCGCGATTCCATTTGAGCAAACACACCAATAGAACCAGCAACCCCTTCTTTGGGAATCACGATCCTGTCGCAAGCACAGAGCAACGCGTACATGGCCGACGAACATTGGCCATCAACGTATCCGATGAGTGGCTTATTGTACTTCATGCGCATGGCGCGCAATGTCTCGGCCGTGTCGAAGCACCCAGAAACTTCTCCGCCTGGAGAATCTCCACTCAATAAGACACCCGGCGCTGATGACTGAAATGCCTTCTCAAACCGAGGCAAAATCGCGTCGTAAGAATCGAATCGCATGTCGGGGTGATGAACGAGCGGGCCGCGAATTGTTACGATAGCAGCCTCAGTCTTAATCTCAGGTTCGCACTGATGCGGCTGCGCAAACATCCAATCCTCATCCATCGCTTTGGACTCAATGGCGAGAATGCCCTTGCGATTGAACTTGTTCGAGTCGTCACCGTGAGGACCTTCTCGAAAAGCCTGATGCTCGGGCTCTGAAGTGTGCGCACCTTCACCCGGTTCCGGATCGTCGCCATCATCATCGATATCGTCACCGTCGTCACCGTCCGGATCTTCATCAACGCGCGTCATCGGAGGCGCTTCGACGTCCTCAGTATTGAGCCATTCCGCGTAGGCGTTGGAGGATTCGATCTGGTCGAACTGTTCGGCACTCATGCTGCCTTGCCTTCGACGACTCGATTGCGGTAGGCGTCAATCACTCGAGGGTTGATGTACTTTTCCTTGCAGATCGCGGGCGTATTTCCGAGAAACTTTGACGTATCTTCGATTGCCTTCTTGATGTTCGCGTCCGCTTCTTTCGCCGAAATCTTAGGTGGTGGAGCACTCTTCGAGAGCACGTCGAAGCACATTGAGCTCGCGTGAAATGTGCGAAAGTCCTTCGCGGTGATCTTGTCGGGCGACGCCTTCTCTAGGTATCCGTTGACGTCCGAAGCGCTCGCGCCGAAGATCTTGTCACCGGGCTGCTTACCTTCGGTGCGCTTCAAGATCTCAGCAGCCAGATCACCTTCAACTCGTCGGTTCCACTCTTTGTGTGACTTGCCGGGGAACTTCAGATTGATTGAACCGTCAGAATTCTTGATGACATGCTCGGCGCGCAACGTCGTAGCTCCTACGCTTCCGGTGTCCTTCTCCGCGTCACTTCCGCCGACTCTGATGGTCGTTGTGTCGATCAAACGCACAACGACAGCAGCATCAGCGGTCTTCTTGTCGCTCGATTTGGAATCGGATTCGATGCGTTTACGCAAAACCCCCATGTTTTCAGCCATCTTGATGGCTTTGCCGAATTTGTAATCGGCTTGCTTCTGCATGTGCGCATCGGTGTACTGGTACGTCTGTACCTCTTTGCCGTTGCGATCTTTGCGGAAAATGACTGCTTTTAGGCCAGTTTCACCACTGAACTCGTGCACCTTGTTGATGGTTTCAAGCGGAAAGCCACCGTAACCCTGCTTGCCATTCTTGTCTTTCGGTTGGCGGGCAGCAAGATCTTCGCGAGAAAGCACTTTCCCTTCGCCATGCTTCTCAGAAGTGACGGTTTTCGACTTATCGCCTTCAGACTTTCCACTTCCGCCACTTCCCCCGCCAGATCCGAATTTCCCATCATCTTGACGAGGATGCTTCGATTCTTCGAACTTTTCCTCAGCTCGAGTCACTAGCGCGAGAGGCGATGAGTGCAGTGTAGTCCTCACGCTGCCACCTTCCCCTCAGCGAGCGCCTTACCGATCGTGTACAGAACAGCCTTAGCTTCCTTCGACTTCAGACCGTCGTTGTCGTTCGACTTTGCCGACTTGCCCAACTTCTCGATTGCGTCGAGAATTTTGCGGGATTCCTCAGGCGTGGCCGCCTCGGACGAAATTCCGAACTTGCGGAAAATCTCGCCCACCGGGAACTTGATGTTCATGACAGCGGCAACGCGCAGCATTGCCTCGAGTCCCGCACCTAGCGCGGTGTAGATCGAAGCCTCGGCACTGAGATCAGTCGGGCGCCGTACGTCGTAGTGAAAGCCGGGCGAGTCTTCGATCTCATCGGGGAACATCCAAGCCGTAAACCAAGGGAGCACCTGCGTAGAAATTGTATGCGCTAGCGGTACAGCGCTATCTTCGATCAGGTCGTACCGCACCGAGGCATAGAGGTCCTCACTCGAGAACCCGGTGCCACCAGTGACGCTCACGAGTTGCCCCGCGAACTGAATCATGAATGCTTCGTTGCACTCTTTTATCGAGCTATCGAAGCCCTCCCAGCCGCGTCCGTTGGACTCGACCAGTTTGACGTCCCAGCCCGGCTTGACGCCGAATACAGTGTTGATGCCCCACGAGGCGACTTGCTGGAAGAAGCCGTTGGTCATTTTTTCGCTGGCACCCTGCGGACTGACCGCAACGCGTGCAGCGTTGGCGAGGTGATAAGACCAGTTGTCTTTGAGGGCCTGATTCGAGTCCTTGCGAACCCAGCATCGACCAGCGGGGTGCCACTTGCCGTATTGCCAAGGCGCAACACGAGGCCCGGTTAGATGTAACGCCCACCGCCCATTGCCTGGTTCAATCGGCACAATTCCGGCAGCAGTGCGCAAAATCCAGCAGTTGAACGGCCAGAGATAGAACAAATCCTTTGGGTCCTTGCGCTCGAGTACGGGGTAGGGTCGGCCCTGAACCGGTACAAGTTCCCACAACGCCACGTTCAAAAAGTCCGCATCGTCCGCACCCTGGCGAAGTTCTTGGGGCGGACAGAGCAGGTCGAACACGGTAAACGCACCGTCCGCACGCTGCAGCTCTTCCTGTACCCGTTGCGAGCCTGACCAGACTTTGGGCAGGCGCATCATCCCGCCGTTCTTCGTCGTCTGCAGTCCCGAGATCACCGAGTCCCGACGCATTGCACGGCAAAGGTGCGACACCATCGACAGGTCACCCCAGTCGGCAGCCTGCGAAGCAATGTCAACGTCCTCCAGCATCCACTCGAGCCGCGTGCCCGAAAGTGTCTGTAAATTGCCGCCAAAAAGCTTTCGAATCGTTTCGACGACGCTTGTATCAACTCCAAAACCGGGGGGCGTTACGAAGCCTTCGTAGACCGTCTTGCCGATGAGTTGTGCTGCACGTGAAACAATGCTCACGCGTTGACTTTTGAGCTATCCGATCACATCCTGACAACGAGAGACATGCACCAGCACGTCATTGAGCACACCGCGTGTACACCTTGCGTGCTCAACGGGGTTGACGAGTATTCAAACCGCTTGCACAATGCATCCTCATGACCATCCCGAATTTGCAGGCACATCAGCTCCGCGCAGTGGCCGTTGCAGCTTCGTGCGACCCTCGCACAGTGGCGCGTTATGTACGCGGGGAACCTATCAGCGGTCTCGTCGGTGCGCGCATTGACACCGCGATTCGAGACCAGGGACTAGTGGCGGTCGTCAGGAACCCAGCGAGTCACGGGGTTCCTCAGTCGCTCGCCGTTTCAAACCTGCCAGGTTCAAAGGCGTAGTTCTTCAGGGCCCGCTTGTGTCACTAGGGAGTTAGCCGTTCGTTGCAGTTGACGGCCTGCACACCGTTGATGGTTTCGTCGGTTGCGCAGTTGGAACACGGCAACGCAGGTGGTTGCAGTTGACGGCCTGCACACCGTTGATGGTTTCGTCGGTTGCGCAGTTGGAACACGGCAACGCAGGTGGTTGCAGTTGACGGCCTGCACACCGTTGATGGTTTCGTCGTCAACGTCAAGCCAAGCGCAAGGGGACGAAGTGTTGCAGTTGACGGCCTGCACACCGTTGATGGTTTCATCCCTTTATGGTTGATTTCG